ACAGCTATTGACACGGACGGCGATGGTATTGCCGACGAGCTTGCTGGAACCCTTGCAGGTGAGTCATTCCCAGACGAAGACGACCACAAGGCCTAGCCTGAAGGTCTGATAAAATAAAAGAGGAGGGGCCCCGTGAGGCCCCTCCTCTTTTTGTTTGCCAGGAACTAATTAGTCGTCTTCGCGCCAGCGAAGCGGACCGGTCACAAGCCATGCACCGGAGAGCGCAAGCAGGATTGAACCTACTACGTCTCGGGTCTCTCCCTCTGGGAGCACCGCCCAGGCGATAGCCAATCCGAAGATCGTCCAGCCCCCAGCGATAACATCGTTGATTGCGTTCTTAAGCATGTTTATCTCCTCCCTTTTCTTCCGCTGGAAGACGAGCCACTTGCGCCGCCCCCACCTGAGCTTGATGTACTTGCCGCAGCCGCAGCTGCTGCCGCAGCCTGAGCCACTTGCGTTACCACTACGGCAGCAACAACCACAGGCGCAGCCTGCTTCTTCTCCTCTGGGCTGAGATCCTTGCCAAGATTGGTAACCGCAGTGACGGCTTTACCAACGTTTTCTACACTATCACCGATAGTATTAGCAATAGCCGCCGCAGCTTCCCCGATTGCCTCGCTGACTGCCTCTACTGCAGCGCCCGGATCAATTGGTCCAGGTGTGTCAGTAGGTACAGGGCTGGGATCAGGAGAAGGGGAAGGAGAGTCCGTAGGGGTGGCCGTTGGCTCGGGCGTCGGCTCGGGTGTGGCAGTCGGGTTCGGTGTCGGCTCATTTGTTACCTCCGGGCTAGGTGTTGGCTGTGGCGTCGGAGTCGGCGTCACAGAGGGCTCTGGCGTAGGGGTAGGAGCCACGCTGGGGCTTGGTGTTGGCGGTTCTGGTGTCGGCGTAGGTGTCGGCGTCGGTGTTGGCTCTGGGGTCGGCGTTGGCGTTGGCTCAGGAGTTGGGCTTGGGGTCGGTGGCGGCGGGGCCGGAACAAAGACGGAGACCGTGTCTGAAGCAGGCGAGTACACGCTCAGCGTGTCGTTGTCGGCCCTTACCCAGAATGTGTAGGTTTGATCAACGCCGCCTGTAATAACAAAGACGTTACTGGCAATGCCCATATTGGTCTCCGTAGACGCAACGCCCCAGCCCGATAGATTCCCCGTAGTCCAGAACACGCCGTATCGCTCAACGTCGGTACCGCTTGCTTCCGGGGCATTCCATGTCAAATAAACGTTGCCATCGGTGTACACGGTGACCATGAGGCCGGTAGGGGCGTTGAGGTATGGGTCTGGCACGGGCGTAGGCTCTGGTGTCGGGGTAGGAGTTGGTGTAGGCGTGGGGGTTGGCTCAGGCGTTGGCGTCCACGTTGCGGACGGCGTTCCAGGGGCAAGCTCGGCGTCAAAGTTGCTAATGAGGTAGTAGTGATTGCCGTAGAAGCGATCAGCCGTTGGGTCTCCGCAGCACACCCCGGCGCGCACGCGATATTCGCCAGCGTCTACGGTGATAATAATGGTCGAGGCCAGGGAGTAGCCGCCAGTGTGATCTGTGTACGAGTCGTCGTTGGCAGCGAGAAGCGTGCCGTTGCTGTCGTACAGCCAAAGCATGGAGTCGACAGTTCCCGGGCACCAAGAAGCAGTGGTGTCGTCGCATAGGTCGGTCCAAAGGTGCAGTGACCCAGCTTCTGGAACGGTAATCCAGAAGTCCTTAGTTGCGTCTACATAGTTGCTCTGGGCTCCGGCTGCTGGCGAAGCGACAATGCTGTACACCAACGTTGAAAGGACAAGCCAAATCGTTGCGGCGATAGTGACAAACTTAGTATTCATTTGCCCTGCCCTGCCATCCAGGCAACAAAGCTGCTAATGCCGGTCAGGCCGAGGATGCCAACAACAAATTTTGCAAGTCGATAGGCGCCACGAGTCTCCGCCATTTCAACACGCATAGCGGAAAGCTCTTCCTCAATTTTCTCAAGGCGATCTAGGATTTGATTAACTTGGCTGGTCGTCACATCTGTACCTCAAACACTCTGCGCAAATGGGATTGACGTACACAATATACATAATGAAAACGTAACGAACAACAAACAAAAAGTCTGCCGGAAAAAACCGACAGACTCTTTAATACAAAACGATTAATTAATTAATCGCTGATGCTGCTGAAGCTCACTGTTGTTGTTGGATAAACATGTTCTTCCGACTTTGAAAGATTTGCAATCTGCTTCTGCAGCTTTTCAACCTGCGCTCGCAAGATATCGTTTTCTAGGGTAAGCGCGCCAATCTTGTAGATCAGCTGCTCGGTTGTTACTCGCTGGTCCATGATTACTCCTTTACTACTCTGGCCTTGCATACATTGTGTTGCAACCGCCGCATTCCGCCTCTTCGCCGGAGATAGGAAAACTAATCCCGGCAAGCTCGCACCCCTCTGTGGTGCACACTAAATGCCAGAAATTAAGCTCAACAACTTCACTCATGTTTACTCCTTACGCACTCATGTTGCCCATATAGACAACCGAGCATGCGGAAATTCTTGACCCACCAATTGTCTTGGCGGTTGTTGACGCAGATGCTCGGAAAACCAATGAGTCCGCTGCAGTTAGGTACTGGATTGTAGTAATCGCAGGAGTGTCATTGTTGGTGTTTGCTTGTGCCTGCGTCTCATTTCTCGCAACTACGGTTCCGTTCACCACAACGTACAGCCTAAATGCAAAACCGGTACCGAGGCCGCCGCCGCTGGCGAGGTGGCAAGTAATGCTGTACCAGCCAGTCAATGGAATAGTAATGGTTGAGCCAGAGGACCAGTAGGCATAGAGAGCAGTGTTTTTGATTGCACTAGACCAAGTAATTGCCGTTGCGGATGCATCCGTAGATGTGTTTACGGTCAGGGTAGTAGTTCGTTGCAGGGTAATCCCGTGAACAAGGTCGGTTGTGACGCCGTCACCAGTAATCGCGCCAACAACGGTTAGATCGTCTGTTGTTGCGGGCAAAACGAGGTCGCTAAGAATTCTTACCATAGGGGTATCTTACCCTAGAACGACGACTCGGTATGTTCCTGCAAGGCTGATTGTGACCGTCAGCGTGTTTGTGGTGGCCGTTACCACATCACAGAACACCTGAGCGTCGCCCGAATCGTACACGGATACCACTACGTCCTTGGTGCCAAGGTTGTGGGTAACGGTTTTGGCCTCGCCAGCCGTCCACGTTGCGCTGGTGTTGTAGCGAAGTGCTCCGCCGTAGGTCGAGGCGATAGCCGTACCCTGCCAAGTTCCTGCCGCAATGGTGCCGACCGTTGTAATGCTGTCATCACCGCTGTAGGTTCCGCCAGCAACCGCAGCAAGCGTGCTGTTGTAGGCCTGGACATTCGTGCCGATTGCAAGGCCAAGGGCTGTTCGTGCAGCGCCGGCGTCAGTTGCGCCAGTACCGCCGTTTGCAATGGCAATTGCGGTGCCGTTCCACACACCGGTGGCAATCGTGCCAACCGAGGTTAGGCTTGACCCGGTAACCCCTGAGCCAAGTGCAGTGCCGCTAAGGACCTCCGTGCCATTGATTCTGTAGACCTTGCCGTTAGCAATGTTTACATGCTCGGAAAGAGTCCAGGCGTCAGTTGCGTCAACCCAGTTAATTGTCTTGTCCGTAGCGCCCTTAAGGGTAATACCGCCGCCGTCAGCAGTTGCATCGCTTGGCGTGGTGACTGAGCCGAGCTCAATGTTCTTGTCGTCTACCGATAGGGTTGTTGAGTTGATGGTGGTTGTGGTCCCGTTGACCGTCAGATCGCCAGAAAGCACGAGGCTTGTACCGGTTGCCGCGCCAATGTTTGGCGTGACAAGTGTTGGCGTGTTTGCAAATACCAAGGCGCCCGTTCCGGTCTCGTCGGTTACCGCACTGATAAGGTTGGCCGATGATGGCGTGGCTAGGAACGTTGCAACGCCAGTTCCAAGACCGGAAACACCGGTGCTGATTGGCAGTCCGGTTGCGTTTGTAAGCGTCGCGCTCGACGGAGTTCCAAGCGCTGGGGTCACCAACGTTGGGCTATTAGCAAATACCAGCGCGCCAGTGCCCGTCTCGTCAGAGATAACACCGGCAAGCTCGGCTGATGTGGTAGCTGCAAAGTCGCTAAGCTTGTTTGAAGTGCTGGCCTTGCCGGCAGCGAGGTCATACGCAGCCTTTACGGAAGCAGGAACAGCGGCAGTGGTTGTTGAGGTGCTGGAGGTTGAGTTTTCTAGCTGGACAGCGCCCTTCTGCGAGGTTGTGCCGTCCTGAATGCTGATGGTTGGCGTGTTCCCGCCGGTTGACGAAAGCGGGCTAGAGGCGCTAACTGACGTGACGGTGCCGCCGCCGGTAGCAAGCGTTACCCACGCTGCTCCGTCATAGACCTTAATCGCGTCAGAGGCAGTGTTGTAGTAGATCTGACCCTGAACCGGCGAGGCCGGATCGGTCGCCAAATTCTGAATTGCCGCGTTCTGCAGCTCATTTTTCTGGAGATCAAGGTTTGTTAGGAATTTCACGTTGCCCCCTTAGTTTAGGTATGCTTTGCCGCCAAAAGAGGCAACAAAGGTTAGCCGCAGGCTGTTTGCATCAAGATACTCAATGTTTCCGTACACGACACTACCCGCTGAATCTACAACCATGACGGACGGGAAGCAGTTGAGGTTGTGCGTGACGTTCCAGGTGGCAGAAGCAGAGTTCTGGTTGTGCGTATACGTGGTATGCGAGGCCCCAGTGCCTTGGGCGCCTTGCGCTCCGGTTGCCCCCTGTGGACCTTGGGGGCCTTGCTCTCCGGTTGCGCCAGCAGGGCCGGTTGCCCCAGTGCTTCCTGGCGGGCCCTGCAGACCAAGGGTCCCAACTGTGACGCTATTAGTTGTTTGTAGTGCCGTAATAGAGTTGTTGGCCTGCGATACCGTTACCGAGTTATCTGCTTCTTCGGTAACTGTTAGGTTGATATCAACAATATTTACATCCGGGCTCATCGTGTGACTTCTCCGGTGACAACAAAGTCCCCGGAGATCAGCCTAATAACAGCCCCAGCTCCAGAGATAAGCTCAAGATCATAGACATAGTTCCCCGCCGGAACAGCCGCAAGCGTCGCCGCAGAGATAGCAATGGCAACTGTGCCCGCAGCTCCGCCAAGGGTAATCCCCGATGCTTGCGTAAGCGACAAGTATGGGGTTGTTGACCCAATCGTCTTTCGAACCTGCATCCTGGCCGAGTACCCGGTTAGATTGATAATTGTGTTGGCGCTATCGCGGTACGTAAGGGTAGCTGCGTAGTTTGCGCCCTGCTCAGCCGTGATGTCATACGTTGAACTTGCCATGATTTGTCCTATTGTTACAATTACACCGGTTAGCCGGTAAGGCCGGATCGGAGCCTTTTAAGGTTGTCTACCGCATTTTCAAACGCCCGCACCTGGTTGTCAATAGCTTCAAGCAATTTTGTGTTTGCCACCTGGATTCCAAGCATGGCAGTTGCCTCTTCTTGCTCCATCTGCATAAGTCGAGCACGAATCTTGTTGTATGCCTTGCTTCGCTTGGGCACTCCGGAAGATGCGTAGCACCGCATAGTCTCGGCAGTCAGGCCATATTTAGGGCCGGCAGCTGCGCATGCGTCTTTAATGGACTTAAACTCCGGGTAATCCCGGGCCAGCATCCGCTGGAGATCGCCTCCGTCAATGGGAACTCGATGCATAGTCACCTCAATAATAGTCCGAGCAGGAGGCAAAATAGCCACACTCACAGATAAGCTTGCACTTCATCTCTTGCATCCGGGCCCCGCAGTTGGCGCACTGCAGCACAATGAGCTCGGACGCCGCGTCGCAAGGATAGCAAAGTTCTGCCTCGGCTGCATGGTTTTGGCAGCGTTTAAACGTAGTTTTACATAGCCTGCATGTACGTTCACTAGAAAGCTCGCAGGTGTCGCAGATACTGATCATGGTGATTTCCTTTGGTATACTACAACTATGGCAAAGCGTGGGCGCGTTGGCGCCGAACAACTGGGCGTACTTCGAGAAAAGATTAAAGGCCTGCACCTGCAGGGGGTTCCGATGCCGGAAATCGCCACTGCGGTAGACCTTTCGCCCGAAACTGTCCGGAAACATATCTATGCTATCAGAAAAGAGTGGTCTGAAGAGGGTCCTGATGCGGCAGCGAGTCGCCTTGAGCTAATCCAGCGGGCCAACCTCATTGGTAAAATGGCCGCCGGAGGAGCAGCCAGGGCGCGCGGCTCAAAGGAAGAGGCCATCTTCCTGAAGCTCCAGCTAGAGGTCGTCGACCGGCTTGCCAAGCTTACGGGAGCCTATACCCCAGAAAACTCTGTCCGAGCAGGGCAAACCAATGTTGCCATTCAGATTAATACCGTGCACGAGATTGACAATTTGCCACCGGCAGAGCTTGCCAAGCGCCTGCAAATGTGGGCAACCGAAGTCACAGACAACCTTAAGGTGATTGAGGGGACGGCCAAGGAAGATGACAGTGAGCGTCAATAACAATTACCGCGAGTGGTTGCGCGTTAAGGCGCAGACATCCGACGCCGCCTTTGCCGAGTATGTTAGCGGGCTTGTCTTCCCTAGGCACTTGCGTGAAATGGAACAGTTCCTTGACGAAAACGACCGTGGCCTAGTCCTCATGCCCCGTGGTCATGCCAAGACTACGCAGCTGATTCACCGGGCGGCTCGAATGATTGGCGTAACACACGGCAAGGTCCGCATTGGCGTACTGACAGCCGTCATGTCTGACGCCCTTGCTCGATCTCGGGCAATTAAAGCCCTGATTGAGTCACCGTACTTTGCCGAAGTCTTCCCCTGGGCCAAAGAAGGCGTGATCGGCTCTAAGTGGACTGATGAGGTTTGGACGATTAAGGGCGCAAACATGGGCAAGGATGCCACGTGCTTTGCCGACGGCCTTGGCTCCATTAAGCCGGGTGCACGGTTGGACATCCTTTTTGCGGACGACATGGTGGGCATGAAGGAAAACGCCACCGCCGTGCAGCGCCAGAAGGCAAGCGAGACGTACTGGCAGGTGGTTGACCCGATGCTTGTGCCAAAGGCTAAGCGCTGGTACATCGGCACGCGATGGCACGAAGACGATTTCTACGCAGAGCTTGTCAAGAAGAATGTTGCGCACTATCAGAGGCGAGCGGTAGAGGGCGACCAGGTTCTTTGGCCGGAGATGTACACGATGGCCGACATGGAGCAAAAGAAGATGGAGCTTGGTACGCCAATCTTCATGTTGCAGTTCCAGAACGACGTCACATCCATGGGCGGCAACATCTTCCGCTTTGACAACTTCCAGCGGGTAGACAAAGTCCCTGAAGGGTCTCGCCGCCTTGGCGTCGACCTTGCATCCTCTGCTTCACAAAGAAGCGACTACACCGCCGCCGTGGAGATTGTGGTTGATGAGCAACACAACATTTATATCGTTGGCAGCTGGAAAGCCCGGCTGCAAGAAGGGCACAGGGCCTGGCTTACGGGCATTGACTCAAACGGTGGGCTTGACTACGACTCTGGGCCGCGTGCCCTATGGCCACAGCGCCTGGTTGGAATCAAAGGGCTTGACCCAGAGCTTGACGACGCACGATTCTTTGAGTCGATCAACATTGAGGCCGTCCAGCACCAGAGCACATTTGTTCGGGAGATTCTCTCCACGACCACTCTTCCGGCTCGACCCGTCCGACCAGACCGCGATAAAGTTACGCGATCTAGGGCCCTTGCGGCTAGGTACGAAGCCGGAAAAGTGTTCCATGTTAACGGCGCTCCCGGAATTGACGATCTTGAGATGCAGCTTATGGCATTCCCAAACGGCTCACACGACGACGTTGTGGACGCCCTGGTGTACGCATCTGATCTTGGCGGAGACGGTTTTTACTTCACCTCAGCCAAGCGCTACTAGCACATCCACCAATCATCGGTGCAAAGATCCGGGGCAAACTCATCTCCCGAGAACATTTGCAACAAAGCCTTGGTGGTGTTAAGCCTCTGGGCAATGGTCATGGTGTTAGAAGTTGCCTCCATCACCATATTCAAAGCCTCTTCGGTAGTGACCCCATTCTCTGCTGCGTAGGCCGCAATAGCCCCAGAAACATACGGAGCTGAGAACGATGTGCCGCTTACCAGCCTCTCGTCGGTTGGGCCCATGGCCAGCACGTTGGCACCCGGAGCATAAAGCCAGACGCAATCTCCGTAGTTCGAACCCGTCCACGGAAGGTCCAGCCACGTGCTTGCGGCTACCGCAACCATCAGCCCGTCATCACAGCCCGTTCGGGATGGTGAGTACTTGGCG